TTAATTGATTTATGGCCACAATTATATTTACTTGATGGTGGTAAAAGATTAGGTAGAACAATTTCAAGTTATAGAGAGCAATATTTTACACCAGGACAAAGAAATCAATTTGTAGTTTACAACTGGATCCTTAAGGATGAAGCAGAAAAAGCAATACATGAAAAGATAGGTGATATATGTATTTCTATGATGGCTAAAGATTATTTGGACTTACCTGAAAGGATAGATAACTATATAGAAATTAATTTACCTGCAAGCGCAATGAATAAGTACAAGCAGTTAGCAAAGGATTTAGTTTTAGAATTAGATGAGGATGATATAACTGCAGCAAATGCAGCTGTACTTACAAATAAATTATTACAGATGGCAAATGGTGCTATTTATTCTGAAAATCATGAAGTTGTAGAAATACATGATGAAAAGCTAAAAGCTCTGTTTGAGATCATTGAAGCTGCAAATGGTAAGTCCATATTAATATTTTATTCTTACAGACATGATTTTGATAGAATAGTTAGTTTTCTGAAAACTAAGAAATTAAATGTAACAGGACTTAAAGACTCAGAGGATATAAAAAAATGGAATAATGGAGAAATACCAATATTCTTAGTTCATCCAGCCTCAGCAGGTCATGGACTTAATCTTCAAGCAGGAGGACATATAATAGTGTGGTTTGGTTTAACTTGGAGTTTAGAACTGTATCAACAGGCAAATGCAAGACTTCATAGGCAAGGTCAAAAGGAAAATGTTGTTATACATCACTTAATTGCTAAAGGTACAGTTGATGAAGATGTTATTAAAGCTTTGGGTAATAAAGAAGTCAATCAGAACATGTTACTTGAAGCAGTGAAAGCAAGAATTAGTGAATATCATAAATAGAATGGAGGAATAACTTGGATTATAAAAAGATAACAGAGAATTGGCTGAGAAATTATAGTGATATACTTATTCACTTGGATGCATGTAAGGAGTTATATGCTGAGGTTGAGGAACACATAAAAAATGGTGATGCAATTTGTTATGATAAAGATAAGTTAAGTCCATCATATAAATTTAGTTCTGATACTGAAAATAAGGCAATTGAATTAGCAACATTACAAAATAAAATAAATCATTTAGAAAACAAAGTATTGGTAATAAATCAGGGCATAAAGAAGATGGATGAAAAAGAAAGAAGAATTATTGAATTAAGATATATGCAACTAAACAAATGGGATAGACCTTTGACATGGATGCAAATATCAAGGCAAATGAATTATGATATTAGTTGGTGCAGAGAGTTAAAAAGTAGAGCAATAGTTAAATTAACGGTTGTAATGTTTGGAATACAAGCGGAAAACCCCCGAAATACAAGCGGTTTTTAATAATATAACATGATATAATAGTATTAGTTAAATAACCCAGAAAAGAGCACTTTGTTTAATCAGGTGTTCTCTTTTAATGTTTAAATATAAATGAGGTGTAGATATGTTAAGTATTTATACAAGTTATAAGTGCAGAACCTGCAAGAAAGAATTTGTATTACTTAGCGATGACATTAATACAATGGATGCAGGCAGATACATTGTGTGTCCATATTGCAATAGCAAGAGAATTAGTAAACAAAATATAAATGATAGCCTTAAAGAGTGTATGAGCGCACATAGCTACAGAAGGCATAATGGTGCGATAGCTGAACGGAAATAACAATTAATAGCAAAGACTTAACAAAGTAGGTGAGGTGATGCCAAGACAAAGAAACCCGGCAAGAGAAAAGGCAAAAGAATTATATTTAAAAGCTAAAGGTAAAATTAAATTAAAGGATATAGCAATTGAACTAAAAGTATCAGCTATTCAAATAAGAGTTTGGAAAATGCAAGATAACTGGGATAACAAATGTAATGATAACGTTACTAACCTAAATGATAACGTTGCTAACCCGAATAATAACGTTACTAATAAAAAAATAGAAAAAACTATTGAAATAGTTAATGATAAACTTACAGAAAAGCAAAAACTATTTTGTAGCTATTTCATTAAATATCGAAATAAAACAAAGGCATACAAGAAAGCATTTGATTGTAGTCAAGTCAATGCAGAGGCTAATTCATATATGCTATGGAAAAACATGGAGATAAGAGCAGTCATTGACCAAGGGCTAAAAGAGTACCGGGATAATATAAGAATAGATGCACAAGATATAACCCAAAAATATGCGGATATAGCTTTTGCAGATATTACGGACTTTATAAAATTTGGAAAAGATAAATCTAGTTTTAAGATATCAAGTGGCATAGATGGAACTCTCGTAAGCGAGGTTAAACAAAGTAAAGATGGTGTAAGTATTAAGCTACATGATAAAATAAAAGCCTTAGAATGGTTAGGCAACCATATTCAATTACTTGATACAGCTACTAAGATAAAATTTGATTTAGAGAAACAAAAACTTGAGTTAGAAAAGTCAAGGAAGGATTTAGGTGGAGATAGCAAAGGCAATATAGGTGCACTTCTTGATGCCATACATAGAAGCGGTGATGATAAATGATTGACTATCAACCATTTGGTCAGAAGAGTCTTAATTTTATAGCTAATCCATTAGAGCTAGATGCTAGAATAAATATTCTTGAAGGGTCCGTAAGAAGTTCAAAAACTGTAACTATGATATATAAGTGGCTTGATTATATAGTTAATGGTCCTATTGGCCTACTTGTTATGACAGGCGTCTCAAAGGATACAATATATAATAACGTACTCAATGATTTGTTTGATACTGTAGGCACTGATAACTATAGCTATAACAGACAGTCAGGTGATCTTAATATTTATGGTAGAGATATTAAAGTTGTTGGAGCTAAGGATGAAGGCTCCGAGAAGTATATCAGAGGACTAACTGTTGCGGGTACTTATTGTGATGAAGTGTCCCTGATGCCAGAAAGATTTTTTAAACAACTTTTAAATAGAATGAGTGTTAAAGGTGCGAAGCTATATGCTACTACTAATCCAGATACTCCATTCCATTATCTATATACTGAATATATAACGGATTCTAAGAAACTACTAAGTGGTATGGTTAAGGTTTTTCATTTTATGTTAAATGATAACCCAAGCCTAGATGATGAATATAAAGATTTTATTAAAGGAGCATACAAGGGCCTCTGGTATGATCGTATGATATTGGGTTTATGGAAGATTGCTGAGGGTGCTATTTATGATATGTTCACAGAAGAAAATAAATATTCTGAGGGTAAGGGTCCTAATTATGAGTTAGCATACAGACGTTATTATGCTATGGATTATGGTACTACAAACCCTTGTGTGTTTTTGGAAATAATAGAACAGGATCGTAAATACTACATTGAAGACGAATATTACTATGACAGTAAAAAAGAAGGCAAACAAAAGGATGACAATGAGTATGCTAATGATCTGTTAAAATTTATTGGTGATAAAAGATATTCCATGATGGTAATAGATCCTAGCGCAGCAAGTTTTAAAGTAACTGCTAGAGGGAAAGGTATAAGACTTAGGGATGCTGATAATGATGTCTTAGATGGGATAAGACTAGTATCATCTTTGTTTGCGTTAAAGCTATTAAAAATCAACAAAGATAAATGCCCTAATGTGTTAGCGGAAATATCGTCATATATTTGGGACGAAAAGGCTGCTAAGATTGGTAAAGAACAACCTATAAAGGCTATGGACCATGCGATGGATGCATCAAGATATTTCTGCAAAACAATTATTAAAGCAATTAGAGGACTTAAATAGACGAACGATTGATCAATTTATACCTATTGGGATATATCTAATTAGCGAATAAACCTATTGAGAATGAATAAACATACAACCATTTTGGAATAAATATACATTGAATTACTTATAACTAAGAAATAATATTCATTTAGTTACTTATTTATCTTAGATACAAGGCAATTCTCACTGCGAACTTCGCTAAATACAGATTTAGTGCTTAATAATTATTTAAAATAAATACGAACGATACTTATTGGCATCTGCTTATTAGCAGGTGTTTTTATATTTTAAGGACTTAATAAATCAGGAGGAGGATTGAATATTGAGAAAAAACAATAAATATAAGAAATCAAGAGGGCATAATGAAAATCCTCCTACTAGAACAAGCGTACACGATAGTTTTTCAAACCCACTAGCTCGGTTAGGTCTTGGGTCAAATTCATTATTAGAATCGACCCAATATCCGATATCAAGGTTGACCAGGGATTATAATTTGATGAACAGCCTGTATCGTAACTCATGGATAGCTAAGAAAATAATTAATACTATTCCAGAGGATATGTGTAAAAACTGGTTTTCTCTTTCAGCTGAGTTATCTCCTGAAGCGCAAGATAGGTATGATAAACTCGAGAAAAGATCTCTTGTAAGAGAAAAAATAGTTGAAGGACTAACTTGGGGCAGATTGTATGGTGGAGCTGGTGCCATAATGCTTATAGCAGGACAGGAAGACATTTTAAATAAACCTTTAGACATTGATAGTATAATGCCTAACTCATTCAAAGGCTTGATGGTTGTTGATAGATGGAGTGGAATTTACCCGGGTATTGAATTGATAACTGATATAAATGATCCCGAGTTTGGACTGCCAGAATTCTATGATATTAAAGATATCAATGGTAACATAAAACAAAAGGTACATCATTCGAGAGTAATAAGGTTCATAGGTCGTAAGTTACCATTTTGGGAAGATCAAACAGAAATACATTGGGGAGCTTCCGAATTAGAGCATGTATTTTCTGAACTAGCTAAGAGAGACAATACAAGTTGGAATATAGCATCTTTAGTATTCCAAGCTAATCTACTTGTAAATAAAGTAAGTGGCTTAGATCAAATGACAGCTTTAGGAGATGTGCAAGCACAAGAAGATTTTTATAATCTTAAAACGGCACAAAACCAAATGAGAAGTAATAGTTCAATGATGATAATAGGTGATAAGGATGAAGTTACTCCTTTAAACTATACATTTGCTGGATTAAGCGATATTTCAGAAAGTCAGATGATGGATGTTTCAGGCGCAGCTGATATTCCTGTTACAAAATTATTTGGTCGTTCTCCTGCTGGAATGAATGCTACTGGTGAGTCAGATATGCAAATGTATTATGACATGGTAGCAGCTCAACAAGAGTCAGTAATAAAGCCAAAAATGAATAAGATATTGCCAGTTATGTTTATGTCGGAGTTTGGGAAAGTACCTAGTGATTTAGGTATTAAGTTCAATCCTATTAAAACCCCAAATGATAATGAAGTAGCTGACATAGTCTCTAAAAAAGCATCAAGCATAAAAGATATGTATGATAGTGGAATAATAACTCAGAAAATAGCAATGTCAGAACTACACGAATTATCTTATACTACTAACATGTTTACTAATATAACAGATGAAGATATAGATGCTGCTAGTGATGATTATATTGATGAGAAGACTACACCTAGTGATGGAAATATGGTGTAATATAGCGAATGAAAGAATAAGCAATTTCACTAAGGAGTGATTGATATGAATATAAACCTAGGCATGGCAAGTAATTATGTAATATTAACAAAATCAGGAATAACCTCAGTCCCACAAAGCCTCATTGTTGGAGATATAGGAGTTTCACCTATAGCAGGTACAGCAATTACTGGGTTCTCTTTATCAATGGATGCAACAAATCAATTTTCAACTTCAAAGCAAGTTACAGGAAAGGTATATGCTCCAAATTATAAAGTTCCGACACCAAGTAATTTAACTACTGCAATAAGTAATATGGAAACTGCATATACTGATGCTGCTGGAAGAGTACCAAATTATACAGAATTATATACAGGAAATTTAAGTGGTAAGACACTATTTAATGCAGGAGTTTATAAATGGTCAACAGGTGTTTTGATAGCTAAGGATCTTACTCTAAAAGGTAATATTAATGACATATTTATATTCCAAATTGCAAAAGGATTGAACTTAGCAACAGGAATTAAGATTATATTAACAGGTGGAGTACAAGCAAAGAATATAATATGGCAGATAGCAGAAACAGTAGCATTAGAAACGAGTAGTCATTTTGAAGGAATAATACTTGCAAAGACAAATATCACTTTAGGTGCAAATGCTTCAGTTAATGGAAGATTACTCGCACAAACAGCTTGTACATTGATTAAAAATACAATTGTTGCAAAATAGGTTGGGAAGTGATTTTATAGATGAATTGGCGTCAGAATAAACAGATAGAACTAAAGTATAGGAGATCATTGCAGAGAATAAATAAGAAGATTATGGATGCTGTACGAGGACTTAAGACAGTTAAAGAGATTAAATCCGCTTTACATAAAGTTTATAAGTCTATAATGTTCCGAAATATAGCAAATAAAATAGCTAATAGATTTGTAACAAATGCCAATACAATAGATGCTAGAACATGGAGAGAAGCGGCAAGAGCAGGAAGTAAAAGTAAACAGATATATAAAGCCTTACAAGAAACTTTGAATACTAATATAGGCCATACGGTAGACCAGCAAATATTAAAAAATGCCAATTTAATTAAAACATTACCTTTGGAATTATCTAAGGAAATTACTAAATTTGTAGGTACCAAGACATATGAAGGAATAAGACCTGAAGAGATTGCTGAAACACTTCAAGGAAAAATATTTCAGTATACTCGTGCTAGAGCTGGTAACATAGCAAGAACAGAAAGTAGTAAAGCTATGACAGCATTAACAGAGGCTAGGAGTAAAGATATAGGTGTTAGCTGGTATGTGTGGCTTTCTGCCAAAGATCAGAGAGTAAGAAAGGCGCATAAGCATATGCAAGGTGTGTTAGTAAATTGGAATGATCCACCTTCACCAGAAGCCTTAGTTAATGAACGTGATGTAGGCAAGTACTCAGCTGGAAACATCTATAATTGTCGTTGTTTTCCAAGGCCTTTGATTAGTTTTGAGAATGTTAAATGGCCATGTAAAGTTTATCATAATGGGTCTATAACAAAAATGAGTGAGTTACAATTTAAAAAGATAATGTAGGAGAGTGAACATTAGTGATAAGAAGTATTATATGTTATGTCTTATTTGCTATTGTAGTATGGAATGGATTTAAGATTGAAGTATCTATAGGAGAACATAAGACTTCATTCGAAATATACAGTATTAAAAGGTTCTTCAAACATAATAAGGGGATTAAGTGATACATTATTAGTGGTTTGAATGTAACACAATACTGATATGCTCCCCTTAAAGTAGACAGGTTAATAAAAGATGATTAAATGTATAAAATTGTTAGTTTTAGCGGTATTTAATGCATATATACAGGTCATTTAAGAGCTTAGAGATAGGCTCTTTTTTATATGTAAAATTAAGTTTGGGGGTGATTAATATAGGAGTAAATATAGGTGATAACAATTCAATAGTTGGAAATGTATCTATACCGGGTAGCAAAATACAAATTATTCATTTATGTGAAAACTGTAAAAAGCTTGATATTGAATGCCCTAAAATGGAGAGATATAACGAAGTAACCTTATTGTTAAGAAAACATATGAATTTATTCTATGAAGAATTTTATAAAAGACTAAAAGATACTGAGTATAAAGAATATACTTTAGAATTTCAAGATGCACCTAATGTGACAGAATGTCCATATTTTGAAGAATAGCAGAATAGGTTAGCTATAGAACTTAGAGATAGGTTCTTTTTTATATGTAGAATTAATTATATAGGGGAGGTGATTAAGATGAAATATATTCAAAGGACTGGAGCAATAGAAGCAACTTATGAAGCTAATACATCAGCTGAAATAGTTGGATTAATCAATGCTGTTAATAATATTCCAGTAAATGATACGCAAGCAACAATAACAGCAGGAACAATAGCAGCAGGAACAATAGATAATACAACACAAGTAGGTGAAACACTATGAGGGCATACTATGGAGACAAGATTTCAGACAACATGGAAATGACACCCGAAGGCTATCTTTTATGTGAAAACGTACCTATTGGCCGTACAGGATGGATGGATTACCTTGGGCAGGAATTGCCCTCAGCATTTAATGAACCAATGGGCAAAATATGTCAAGTGTATCGAAGTCCTGATGAATTATTCAGTAAAGCAACAATGTCAAGTTTTGAAGGAAAATCCGTAACCAATACGCATCCTACAGCTAATCTTGATGTCAATACAACGCCAATGACAGAAAGAGGCCATATACAAAACATAAGGCGTGATGGTGACCTTTTAGTTGCGGATTTATTTGTTAAGGATGCAGGACTTATTTCATCAATACAAAACAATTTGATGCGTGAGGTTAGTTGTGGATATGACTGTTCTTGGAACAAGATTGAAGGAGAAGAAGATAAGTATGAACAAAAAAATATAATTGGTAATCATCTGGCCATAGTTGAAAATGGTCGCGGTGGGAGTAGAGTTGCAATACAAGATTCTAAGCCAGAAGAATTAAAAGATACTAAGCCAGAAGAAAAACAAAAAACAGGAGGTAAGAAGTTTATGGGTAAAATGTCAAAACAAATATTAACGGCAATGGGTTTTCAAAAATACGCAGCAGATGCAGAACCAGAGGATATTGCGAAAGCAATGGATGCAATGAATGAGAAAGATGAAGATGAAAAGAAAGAAGTAAAAGATGAAGAGCCTGTTAAAGAAACTAAAAAGGAACCTGAGAAAAAAGAAGAAGTTAAGGATGATGATGAAACAATTCCAGCATGGGCTAAAAGCTTAATGGAAGATGTTAAAGCATTAAAGGCTAAAAAAAGTGAAACTAAAGAAGCTGATGATGCTAAAAGTGTAATGGATGAAGTTGAAAAAGAAGTTAAGGGAGAAGAAACTGAGGATGAAGAGCCTAAGAAAAAAGAAGAAGAAGTAAAGGATGACGACCCAATAAAGGAAGAAGAAAAAGGCAAAGTTGCTGATGCGGCTTTAATAAAATGGGTACAAGATATGAAACCAATCATAATGGCTATCCCGGATGAAAAAGTCAGACTTGATACTGCTAAAAAATTCGCTTCATCGGTACATGATGCAAGAGCAGTCAACTCAAATGGGTATAAAGATATTTTGGATACAGTAGCAAAGAATAGGCAATCTGCAATGGATACAGCTTCATATCAAAAATTAACTATGACTGAGGCAGCAGTAAAAAGTTGCGATGCTTGGAAAGCCCAAGGCGAAAAGATGAAAAATGTTAAATAACTTAAAAATTAAAATTTTAGAGGAGGAATTTCAATGCCAGGAACAGTAATTGGTACAAGTTTAAATTTAGGATATGCAGGTAAGGTTTCACGTAACCCCGGTAATAAAATTAATTCACGTGCGGTAAAATCTATTTTAAATGGTAGCCTTATTGAAACTCAAACACCGGTTGCATTTGGTGCTACAGTTGTAACTAATAGTGATAATACTTATTCATTATTTGGTGCAACAGGTGCAGGTGTAAGTGCTCCAGTAGTGGCAAATTTTGCGGGTATTGCAGTAAGTGAAGTTAAACAAGCTATGACTTATGGTTATGGTGCAAATGTTAGTACAGGTCAGTTTGAGCCCAATATGCCTTGCGATATATTACAGGTTGGAACAGCTACTGTGTTTTGTACTGAAGGTACTCCAACGGCTAATGGCCTTGTATATATTGTTACGGTTGCAGGTACTACTTCTCCATTAGGAGCTTTAATTGCTATTGCAACACCAGTAGGATCTGGAGCTGCAGCAGTACAACTTACTAATGCAAGATGGGTAAGTGGAAAAATGGATGCTTCAGGCATTGCTGAAGTAGTATTGCTAACTCAGCTCAATGCATAAAAATTATAAGAATTGGAGGTAAAATATATGAATGCAGTAACAAAACAGACAATGGATTCAATAATGAAATCAGGTCAGCGTGGAGTTGTAATGGCTCAGGCACCTGGCGCAGTATATGGTCCAGGTATGGATGCTGGTACAAGTGGTGGCTTAGTATTCTTGACTGGAGAACTTGAAAAACAGGATGTTAGACTGTTAGAGCCACTTACTAGTTTAACTGCTCCTAGAGATATAGATATGTTACCTGGTGGTGGGTGGACATCCATAACTAGTAATGTATTTGTTGATTATGCTACAAGTGGATCAGATGAAGACTCAATTATAGGTAGTGAAACAACTAATATTCCAGTATCACAAGCTAATATTTCAAAAGATGTATTCAAAGTACATACATTCTCTGAAATATTAAGGGCACCATTATTTGATGAACTCAAATTACAACAGATTGGTAAAAGTTTAAATCAAATTCTTGATGATGGGGTTAGATTAAATCATGGTAAAATGATTGATCGTGATGTGTATGTAGGTATTAGCAAGACTGGAACATCTGGATTAATTAATAGCCCATTAATAACCGCTACAAATGCAGTAAATGGCGCAAAATCATCTCCACTATGGAGCCAAAAGACACCGACTGAGATTATGAATGATATTAATCAATTACTTACACAGACAGTAACTGCATCTCAATTTGATTTAAGTGGTATGGCCAATAGAATTTTAGTTGATTGGGCTAATTATGCATATATTGCTAATACTCCTGTGACATCTGCAGGAACTCAAAGTATTTTAAATTACTTACTAGAAAACAATATAGCCGCTAATCAAGGAATTCAATTAGAGATCTATCCATGTAGATGGTGTACTGCGGCTGGGGTTGGAGCAACTCAGCGTTTAGTTGCTTATGTTAAGGCAGCAAATAGGATAAACATCGACCTTCCCGTTCCACTTTCCAGAGTTATGACTGCGCCAAATACTACTAGTGCATCATATGAGACAATCTTCGCATCACAATTTTCACAAGTCAAAATTCTTTATTATACCTGCTGTGGCTACCTTGATGGAATTTAAGATTAATTTAATATAATAAAAAAATTGCTAGGAGATAAATATTTCTTCTAGCTTATTTTAGGAGGAAATATATGATCAAAGTATTAGCTGATAAAACGCTAGGATTTATGAATGGCGATAAAGATAAAAAAGGAAGTTTAATTATAACTAAAACAAAAATCGGATTTTGTGAATTGCCTGATTGGGTTGAAAAAACTCCGTATTATAAAGCTGCATGTGCAGATGGTTCATTAAGAGCTTTTGAAAGCCCGGTTGCTAGTGAAGATGTATTAAAGGAACAGGAAAAGCTTCAGGCAATAAAAGATGAAATTAAGGCATTAGAAGAAAAAAGAGATCTTCTCAATACACCTGTTGAAATTGTAGATAAGGATGCAAAAACATCTAAATCTAAATCATAGAGGTGATTAAATGATTTACAATGCAGATGCGGAATTATATGCAGAACAAGTTGCGATTAATGCTTCAAATATAAAAGCAGGAACTAATCCAGCCTATGCATTAAGTGATTTTTATGCAGTATATCCTCAGTTCGGTATGGATGCGAAGTCTAATTATATTGTTCCCCAAATAGTTACGCAAATGTTTATAGATTTAGCAGATGCATCTATAAAAGAGACTAGATGGCATTCTTATTGGCAAGTAGCTACAGGATGGTTTATAGCTCATTTTTGTACACTATATTTACAAGGCATAGCAGATCCAAACAGTGGAGCAAATGCAGTTATGGAAGCAGGAAAAACTCGTGGATTGGACACATCACAAAGTGTAGGAGATGTATCTGTTGGCACAGATTATTCTATTATAGCTAATGGCTTAGAAGGATGGGCAAATTTTCTGTCTACAGTGTATGGGACTCAACTCGCTACCATAGGTAGATTGATGGGCAAAGGAGGCCTAACCGTACGTTAGGAGGTGTATCATGGCTAATGGATTTATAAATGTATCGGTGGGACAAGACTTAACAGCGAATATGCTTGATTTTTTAAAAACCTTAGAGAAGAAAACTGTATGTGTTGGAATTCCACAAGAAGAGAATACCGTGCATGAAGGCGGAAAAATTAAAGAGGCAGAGTTACTTTTTATTCATACAAATGGGATAAGAAGACGATCAATGATAAATGAAATGAATGAGAGTATGGATACTACAGCAGATGGTATGCCATCTAATCCTAATTATACTGAGTTTACGGATAATATGAGTAAAGGTATGTCTTATAGTGCTGCTTATCAATTATATATTACTGCACATGGGTCACCTTTATGGCACTCACCACCTAGACCAGTTATAGAACCAGCAATTGAAGATGATAAAGAGATTATATCTGGTATATTAAAAGAGTCTATAATCTCAGGACTATATGGAGATTTGGCCATGTCGGAACAAAAACTTAATGAGGCAGGATTAGAAGGTCAAGCTGCTTCGCAAGAGTGGTTCACTAGTCCTAAAAACGAATGGGCTAAAAATAGTCCTAAAACCATAAAAATAAAAGGTAGTGACATGCCATTAATAGATACTGGCGCAATGCGGAAAGCTATTACTTACGTAATAAAAAATGGTGATAATGATGATTAATGTAGGTAGAATTGTAAACGGAAGAAATACTCAATCCTTTACTGTATATAGAAAATCAGGGGCATGGGCATCAGGAAGATGGCCACAGACAGAGGCAACAATATTGTTATCTGGAGTGATTTCTGTTGCAAAAGAAAAGGATTTAATACAGGTACCTGAAGGAGATAGAACGGGCGGTGCAATAGTTATACATACTACGCAAGTTTTATATATAACATATGCTGCTAATGGTCCTGCTAATGGTGGTACAAGTGATGAGGTACTTTGGCAGGGTGATAGATACAGATTACTTTCTGTAGCTCCTTATGTAGATTATGGCTATTATAAATCTATAGGAGTAAGGATGGCTGGAGATTAAGAGGTGATAATATGGCTGATACAGTTTTACTGTTAAAAGACTTAGAAGATGCATTTTATAATTTAACTTGCACATTATTGGGATTAGATCCATTAGATCTAACTAACTTAGGAAATGTAAGAATTGCATGGCCTACTGATGGTGCACCAGCATGGGGTATAAATGATGATGTAATTTTTATAAGAGTTACGCCTATTGATAATAAACTAGCAAGAAACCAAGATATTATTCACACTAAAATTGATCAATTTACAGCATCACAGGAAACCGGATATACTCGAACACATAAAGTTGATTGGACTTTATATGGTCCTAATAGTTATGATAATGCTGATTTAATTAGATATAATATTTTCAATCAAGATAATACAAATCTATTAAAACTTAGTAATTTATTTTTAATAACGGATGTACCAATGCCACAAAGATTACCTGAATTATTTAATGGACAATGGTGGGAAAGAACAGATTTTTCAGCACTATTTAATGAATTAGTCATAAGAGGAACAACAGTACCTTATATAACATCACCAAACTTTGTAATATTCGAAGATAAATAGAAAGGAGGTTTTAAAACAATGTCAACTTTACCTTTAAGCGATATTGTAAATGTATCAATAAATGTAGGTCCAGTAGCAGCAGTAAGAAGTAATTTTAATGTAGCCCTAATTGTGGGAACTTCAAGTATTATAAGCTCAGACATTAGAGTTAAAACTTATTCTAAAATGAGCGATTTAACAGCAGATGGGTGGCTAGGAACTGAACCAGAATATTTAGCAGCACAAATTTATTTTTCACAAACTCCAACACCTTCTGAGGTAGCAATTGGCAGATGGGATAACACTCCAATATTACCAATTGAATCGCCAGCTATAGTACCAACTTTAGCTTCTAGTGGTTCAGGTGGTGTATTAGCAGCAGGAGCATATTATGTAGCTTATTCATGGTTAAACACTAATTATGCCACTGGAAATCAAGAAACTGTATTTTCGCCTATCGCAACTATCACAATTACAGCAGGGGAGACTATAACAGCTACTTTACCAGCACTAGGAACAAATGCAAATTTAGCAAATGTATATATAGGGCTAACAACAGGGCAAGCAAACATGACCTTACAAGGTACAACAGCTACAACTACGTTTGCTCAATCAATAGCACTTAATACCAATAGTGCTTTATCTCCAATCAGCAATATGACTACAAGTGGTGTGTCAGAGACGGCGGTACAAGCGGTAACTGCTTGCAGACAAGCTAATAGTGAATGGTATACATGTATGCTATGTGATGCTATAAAGACAGACATTATAACAATAGCGGCTTATATAGAGTCAGCTAGTCCCGTTTCTACATTCTTTTATACTACTTCTGATCCTGACATTTTACCAGGAACTGTAGGAAACATAATGGATACGTTACAGAAAAGTAAAATACGCAGAACTATGGGGCAATATTCAACTAGCACATATTCTGATAATGTAACTGAGGCTGATTCAGTTATAGCAATAGTAGGTTATGCAATGGGATCTAATACTCAAATGGTTAATTCTGCTTATACATTGGATTCTAAACCTGAAGTAGGTATAACCCCAGAAAACTTGACAAAAAGTCAAGTAAGTTTAATAAAAAATTATGGTGGAAATGTATATATTAATAGAGGAACATTTTATAATCTTTTTGAGTCTGGTACTATGGCGGACGGAAGTTTCTTTGATGAAGTGCTAAATTTAGATATATTGTCAAATGCTATACAAATTGCAGTCATGAATACAATTATAGACTCACCTAAAATCCCACAAACGGATGGCGGTATGTCCATGTTACTTAATGCTATTACAGCACCTTTAGAAGATGCCAGAACAATGGGATTTATAGCAGAGGGAATATGGAACACGGCACCTATACTAACTGTAAATACAGGGGATGTAATATTAAGGGGCTATGCTATATTGTCGGATCTCATAGCAAATCAATCTCAAACAGATAGACAAAACAGGGTATCACCTCCAATTTATATTTTAATTAAATTAGCTGGTGCAATTCAAAATGTAGTAATTGGTTTATATATTAATAGATAAGGAGGTTTGAATCGTGAGTTATAATACTTATAGTTTTCAGGATGTAAATGTAGCATTTAAGTCTGCTTCGGTTGGTGCTTTCTCTTCAACAGGCGCAGGCATTGGAAGCATTAGTGTAGATATGGCAACTGAAAAAACAGTACATGAAGTAGCTGCAGATGGAACCGTAATGGTCAGTAAGATATTGGGCGATAATGGAACTGTAGTTATAGCAGTACAACAAACATCGCATCTTCATAAACTTCTTATGGGTTGGTATAACTTTGTTAATAGTACATCTAATCCACTAGCTGCTTGGACAGATATGTCTATAACAATTTCTTCGGCTAACTTGGGAGATACAACAATTTGTACAGGAGTTTCACCTCAAAAGCTACCAAACCGACCATACCAAGCGCAAGGCCAATTAGTGTCATGGACACTTATGAGCGCAGAAATAACACAGACTAGTAAGTAAAGGAGAGTAAATGGATAAAAAAGAATTATTTAAAAATATAGATATTGATAAACGCAAGTTTATTTTAGGAAAATTTGATGCAATGTCGGGATCTTACATTACTTTTAAGCTAGTAGGTATATTAACACCGCTCTTTAAAGATATAAAAAATGTAGAAGGCATAGATGATATTAACTTAACAGAGTTAGCATCATCTCTTTTTAGTTTACCTGAAGAAGAATTTAGATATATACAAAAAAATTGCTTAATGAGAATAAAAGAAATATTACCAGGTGCAACACCTCAAATTTTAGATGAATATGGAACATGGGGGGTAAATGATATTGAATTTGATACACAACTTGTAATGAATTTAACTATTCAAAGCTTGGTGTTCAATGTGTCGGGTTTTTTCGGAGGAAATCTACTGGTATCTCTCCGCGAGGGATTGACTTCATTCCAGCAGAGTTCCAAAATCTAGATGCTTACTTGTACGGTCCTGTTATTGCTGGCATGTGGCAGCAACATGAGTTATGGGATAATACATATACTTTTGATGACTTTCTGGATGCACACGAAATACTAGCTATTAAACGAGAAAATGAAGATAGGGCTTATGATGCTATGGAGCAGAGGAGGTGACATAAATGTCATTAGATCTTATAAAATCTTACTTAGTGGGGATTGGTTTTCAAATCGACAACAGTTCCCTTAACAATGCCCAACAAAAAATGAATGATGCTGAAAAGACAGTTAAAACTTTTGCTAAAAATAATGGAAATAGTGTTGCCTCTATGAAAAATTCTGTTGGCGATATTGGAGCACTTGTAGGAACATCTATGAGTGTTCTATCTAAGATATTTCCAAATATAAAGGGTCCTCTAAATCAAGTAATAGGACATATTAATTTAGTAAAACAAGTATTCAATGCATTTTCTCAATCAGTAAAAAAAGATATGGGTGAAGCAGACAATGCAGTTAATAATTTTCAGAATAAATCATCAAAAAAAGCAAATGGGTTTACAGCTAATAAATCTAAGAGCAGTAAACCAAGTAGTGAACCTATAGAATTAGATGATAAAGGTTTAGCGACTACTTCTAAGGATTTAACTACTTTAGCTTCTAAAAGTGATGAAACAGGTACAGCCTTGAAATCTATGTCTGTTGGAGGTAGTGATGCAATAGAAGCATTGGCGGTAGCAGTTGCAAGCCCATTAGCACTTATTGCAGGTGGATTAGCAGCGATACTATTAGGAGGTATAGCCTTAGCAAAGTTTCTAAATAGCTTAGCACAACAGAATTTAGGCTATGAAATGTTAGCAAGGCAATTATGGACAACAACTCAAAATGCAAAAGAAGTAGATATGGCTTTAAAAACTATGGGCGTGACCATGCAAGACTTGTGGTTAAGTCCTGTATTATTAGCACAATTCAATCAATTAAGGAAAGATTCAGAAGAATTAAAGCTACCTGATAGTTTTAATAAAAATATTGTAGTAGTTCAGGAATTAGGCTTTGAATTTCAAAGGCTACAACAAGCTGGAACTTTATATTTTCAGTGGTTTGGAAGTTATGTATTGCAATATATAGCAGGGCCACTGGATGAAATAAAGGTTGGCCTTCATAATTTCAATGATCAATTTTTAAAAGACATTCCAGGTATTGCGAAAGTCTTTGGATCAGCAATAGGAATAGTGGCAAGAGTGTTCTTAGATCTGTTTCAAATTATAGGCGATATAGGTCAAATTATTGGGTTTGTATTTGGTGGTATTATTTCTTATTTGCAAAGTATGCCACCATTATTAAAAACTATAATGGCTCTTATTTTGGGAATTAATATACTGGCAGCAATGAACCCTTATGTTGCAGCTATAATGGCAATAATTCTTGTTGTAGATGATTTGCTGACAGCAATGAAAGGTGGTAAATCTGTAATTGGAGGTTTCTTTGCAGATATTAAAAAAGGAGCAGGAGACATAGCAGCACCATTTATAGCTTTTGGGAAAATAGTTAAAGGCATTTTCGCAGATATTGGAAAATTTTTGGAACCCATCACTAAACCTATAGAAGCTATAATTAAAGGTATTCAATCAATTAAGGGCTTGTCAGGTGCTGGGGCTAGCATAAATTCATTAAATAGTCAAAGTAAGGTAAATTATGCAGTACCAGCAGCATCTTCAACTAATAATACAAATTCAAATTCAGTAGCAAATAGTAACAATAAAAGTACTAATACAAATACATTTAATGTTTATGGCACAAATCCTACTAGCACCGCGGCCACTATAGGCAAAACTCTGACAGGAATAAATATTCGTAACTTGCAAGGAGTGTATTAAAAATGGGTGCATTAGCAAAAACTTTCTTCATGACCGATGTTGGGAACTTTATTTTTGATGCATATTTTAGCGTTGATCATGAAACAAATTTAACAATAACAGAGCAACCAGTGCAAACGGGTGTTAATATATCAGATCATGCTTATATGGAAGCAAAGCAAGTAATCTTTGATATTGGTATGAGTGATGTAATGCAAAGTGTAGTTAGTGGCCAATTTGGAGACAATGCTTCAAGATCAGTAAGTGCTTATACTACACTTAGAGCACTGCAAGAGCAACGGCTGCCTATACAGGTTGCAACTAGATTAGCTACTTATTCAAACATGCTTATAGCTACAATTTCGTGTACTGATGATAGTACAACAGGAAATGGAATGCGAGCAACAGTTACACTACAAGAAATAATTGTTGTGAATGTTAATACAGTTGGTATATCAGCTAGACCACAAGTTAGCGCAAGTACTAATAATGGTGACCAAGCTGTTCAATCAGCCGACACTAGTATACTTTCTAAAATTTTATCAGCAGTAGGACTATAAACAATTAAAGTAGGTGATTTTATGTATATAGTGCCTTTGACAACGTCTCCAAACCAAACTTTTACATGTACTATCCCAATAGATGGTAAGTCAATTGTTTTTAGCATTTTTTTAAGATATAATACACAGGCTCTATATTGGGTTATGCAATTATCGGATAACAATCAAAATATAATTATTGACTCAATACCTTTATTGTGTGGCTTAAACTTGTTAGGGCAATACGGCTACCTGAGAATTGGCAGTGCATACATTTACAAAGCAGATACAACACTAGCGGGTGATGCACCTGACGATTCCAATTTAGGGACTAATTTTTTACTCTGCTGGTCGGACACGATTTTATAATGTGTTCTTTTTTTATGCAAATTTTTAAGGAAGGAGGACACAAACTATGTCTATAGAACAAACAGTTTGGAGTTTTTTGACAGGACAAGGATTACCAGCGTCTAGCACGGCTGCCATGATGGGAAATATTTATCAGGAAAGCGCGTTTAGCCAAAGTGCGGTAGAAGGTGGTAGTGGAGCAGGTTTTGGATTATGCCAATGGTCCTATGGTCGACGTACACAACTTGAAGCCTACGGAACTGATTTAACACATCAATTAAATTTTCTATGGACTGAACTAACAGGAAAAAATTCTAGCATTACAGGTGCTAACTATCAATGGAGTAATAAAAGTGGATATTCGACTAATGCACAATTTATGTCAGGGGCAGGTAGTGTTGCAACCTTAACCGCAGCTGTATGTTTTTGTTGGGAAAGACCTAATCCTTCTATGGCAAATTTAAATGTAAGACAACAGGAAGCAAATCAGTATTATAATCAATTTTCAGGCTCAAGTAGCCCTAGTTCTACAGATAACACAGGTAGTTTGGATATAATATCAACAAATTTTAAAGTTGTAGCAGGTAGTCAAAAAACTGGTGATATTTTATTTGGTAGAAGATGCAGAATTACTTTAAGCGATAATACAGGTAATGCTTTTGATGTATCAGCGCTAAGATGCACATTTTCTATCATACAAACAATGGTTATGGAACCAAACATGAGCCAAATAGTAATAGATAATTTAAGTGCTGATACAGAAAATGCAATTGAAATGAATAGCACAAGAGTTACTGTAGAAGCTGGATATGAAGGAACTCAATTTGGTTTGATTTTCGATGGAGATATACTTCAAACGATAAGAGACAAAACCGATTCAACAACTTATGAACTAATAATTATAGCATTGGATTCGGATAGATCCGTCAATTTTAATATAGCCAATTTTTCTGTTCTTAGAGGTCAAACTGCAAGAACACTTGTAGATCATATAGCAAATAGCGCTAAATATCCTGTAGCACTAGGGAGTATTTCACGGGGTCTTGAAACTACAGGAACGCTTACAAGAGGTAAAGTGTTCTTTGGTAAATCTAGTGATTATTTAAGGCAGATAGCACAAAGTAATAATTCACAATATTATACAGAAAATGGGAAAATCAATATTATAAATATGGTGGATCTTCCAGATGGCACGATATTCGATTTAAACATTGCATCTGGATTGATAGGTACGCCACAACAAACAGATTACGGAATTTCAGGGAAATGTTTATTAAATCCGACAATGAAAATTAACACTTTAATCCATATAGATAATAGTTTAGTTAGAGCAGAACAATTAAATTTAGGTACAAGTAATTCCGTGCCTGCTACTGGTAGTTCATCCCTTAGTTCTTCAGGAGGCACCGTAAGAAATAAAATTATTAGTGAAGCACAAACATTATGTGATGATAATAATGTTGGATATTCTGAAGCACTTAGAAACCAAACTGTTAATGGCAAAACATATTATGATTGCTCAAGTTTTGTTGTGAAATGCTATGCAGCAGCAGGAGTGCAAATAGATGATATAACTGGTCCTCAATGGTTACAAGTACAACCCGATAGAGGTGGACAAATAGTAGCTCTAGCGAATGCCTTACCTGGAGACTTAGTTTTTTATTTTAATAGTAGCGGTTGTTATCATATTGCTATATACGCTGGAAATAATAATTTATATGCAGCAAGTACAGATAATAAACCTTGGCCGGAACAAGTAGCAGAAGAACCTATCTATGGAACATATAAAATAGGTAGAATAAAAGCTTTAATTGCTGCGGATGCTGGTCAAGCTCCTAGTGCAAGTACTGATGCAAGTACAAATACTAGTTCTTCTCCTATTTTCCGTTCACTTGATAAAGATGGAATCTACAGAATTGTGAAGATGACTTACACCGGAGATACAAGAGGTAGCGATTGGTTTTGCCAGTTCGAAACTGTGAGTCAGGCAGGGGGAATTATACCAGCAGTTACAAATTAGATAAAACACTCTTAGGAGTGTTTTTTATGTTCAATTTTAAGGGAGGTAGGTTTATTACGGGAAAAATTAAAGATTTAGTAGGGGACAAATATGGAAGGCTTACTGTAATTGAGTATGCAGGCAAAGCTAAAGATGGACATATGACCATTTGGAAATGTAAATGCGATTGTGGTAAAGAAACTATAGTTATAGGTCGAAATTTGAAAAATGGTACTAGTAAAAGTTGCGGATGCACTAACATAAAACATGGATATCATGGTACAAGATTATACAATGTATGGAAACATATGAGACAAAGGTGTTTCAACCAAAATGATAAAAACTATAGTGACTATGGTGGTAGAGGGATAACAGTTTGTCAAGAATGGCAAGATGAATTTATTGATTTTCATGATTGGGCTATAAATAATGGATATAAAGATACTCTAAGTATTGATAGAACAAATAATGATGGCAACTATGAACCAAATAATTGTAGATGGGTTACACAAAAACAACAGTGTAACAACAAAAGAAATACTACATTCTTACAATTTGGTGGTAAAACTAAATCATTATCTGAATGGGCAGATTTATATAAAATTAATCTTCGTATATTAGAGGGAAGAATAAAAAGAAAATGGCCAGTAGGAAAAGCATTAACTCAATCCACAAAAAGAATAAATAATAGTTTAAGACACTCTTTTATGGGGTGATTTTTTATGTTCAATTTTAGAAGAAGGTGGTTAGAATGTCACTACGTTATCGAATTTTAGATGCAAATGGAGATTATTTATTTGGAAAAGGGCAACAAAATTTCACATATGGGAAATACAGTGTTGCGCAAGCAATTAAAACTCGATTAGCATTATTGCAAAATGAGTGGTGGGAGGATCTGGATCAAGGATTACCGCTGTTCCAAAGTATACTAGGACAAAATGGAACACCAGATAATATAGCAATAGTAGATTTATTAATTAAAAATGTTATTAGTGGAACACAAGATGTAATAAGTATTCAAGATTTTATAAGTACTTATGAAAACAGAGTATATACATTTACTTGTAGTGTAACAACAAAATATGGGGTAACAACTGTGACCTCTTAGAGAAAGGAGATGCTAAAAATGTACTTTTCCCCTTATTTAGACATAGATGGTTTTCATATGCCAATATATAGTGACATAAGAGATCAACTTATATCAGATGCACAAAGCATTTTCGGACAAGATATTTATGTGGGAATTGATAGTCAGGATTATCAATTTATTGCAGTAGTAGCAGAGAAAATATATGATACTTTCCAAATAGCAATGTTAGTTTATAACAATAGAGGACCTAATGTCGCTGTTGGAAATGGGCTAGATTCAATTGTAGCAATTAATGGAATAATGCGAATGCCCGCAACTTATAGTACATGCATGGTAACAATAACAGGTATACCTGAAACAGTAATTGTTAATGGAATAACTACAGATATTGGTAATATTAAATGGGATCTACCTCCATCCGTTACTATACCTACATTGGGAACAATAGATGTATTAGCTACATGTGAAATTACTGGACCAATTGTATCAAACCCTGGGGATATAACAGGTATTTTTAATCCTACTTATGGCTGGAATGGAGTTTACAATTCACTTAATGGTGAATTAGGATCAAATATAGAGAATGATAGTCTATTAAGAATAAGACAAGCTAATAGTACGGCAGAACCAAGTATAACAATGTTAGAAGGTACAAAAGGTGCAATAGCTCAAGTTATTGGAGTTACTCGAAGCGTTGTTTATGAAAATGATACTAGTGTTGATGATGGTAATGGATTACCTCCTCATAGTATTACAGCAGTGGTAGAAGGTGGTAGTAGTATAGATATAACAAATGCTATATTCATTCATAAGGGAATTGGCTGTCTTGCAGGTGGTGCAAATATAGTAAATGTAGCAGATAGCACAGGGCAACTAATACCTATCGGCTATAGTATACCAATATATGTAGATATAGATGTGACCGTTAATATTAAACAATTAACAGGATACACTACAGCAACTACAGCACTCATAAAAACTAATTTGCAGACTTATCTTAATTCTTTAAGTATAGGAGGCAATTTATCTATATCAGCGTTATGGGGAATTGCTTTACAGGCTATGCCAAATTTAACAAACCCGATGTATTCAATTACATCTATTACTGCTGCAAGGCATGGCAACACGCAAAGTAGTACAGATATAGGTTTAAATTATAATGAAGTTTGCAGAGGAGATATAAATTATATTACTGCAAATGTAGTAGTTTAGGAGGCGCTTAGGTGGCTATAGATAGTTATGTTAATAGTATTACTAGTGAACATATTGATAAACCTAATTTCATAGCATGGTTGAGCAGTAGTCTTAATATTGTTGAAGGGATGTACTTAGTTCTCGCAGCAATGGACAGTAACTTTGATATTAATAATGCAATAGGAGTTCAACTAGATGTGTTGGGTGAAATCATTGGGGTAAGTAGGTTACTTACTTTTCAGCCCTTAAATGGTAATAACCCGATCATGGATGATGAAACGTATAAATTAGTACTTAGAGCTAAAATTGCCAAGAGTAACTGGCAAGGAACAACTCCACAAATATATGAAATATGGAACAACGTATTTCATAATTCAATACTACTTCGATTGCAAGATAATCAGGATATGAGTGTCAATGCCTATGTAATTGGTTATGTAAGTCAAATAAGACAGGATTTAATTCAACAAGGTTATATTATTCCTAAACCTGAAGGCGTAAAGCTTAATTATATAACACCATCTGTAATACCATTTGTACCATACTTAGGCATGATAGTAAGTGTTATTCAAACTTCTGTAATTACTATGGATAATGTAACTTATTATTAATACACATACAAATACACATTAAAGGAGGAAATTAGATGGCTGTTTTTAATAATATGGTAATTACAGATGCAGGAAAACTCTTATATGCAGAGGCACAAGGGGGCACACCTATTGTCTTTACTAGGATGCAAATAGGCTCTGGACAAATAGGAATTCAAGACCCAACTAGTTTATTAGCGCTAATAACACCAACTAATTATATAGCTATATCAGGCATTGTTACAGATACTGTAAATAAACAAGCAATAATATCGAGTATTATAAATAACAGTGCTATGACTGTGACTACATATGCCTGCGAGATAGGCTTATGGGCTGGGGACATTTTATATGGTTATGCAAGTGCTGGAACAGAAGGCGACTATATGGCACCAGCTTCGCAAGGCGCATATTCTTGGGCTTACCAAGTTAATGCTGCGATAGGTGATGCTGCTGATGTAACTGCAACTATAAGTAATCTCGAATATGATTATAATATTATATCTACCAATGTATTATTTCAAACTATAGCAAATGGAACGCAAAAGGATATAAATGAAAGCATAGACAACACATTAACAACACACAGTAGCGAAATAAGCAATAATAGCGAGACATTAACAGTACAAGGTAACGAAATAGGAACTATAAACACGGCATTAACAACACAAGGTAACGAAATAGTAGCTATAGACAATACATTAACAACACAAGGTAACGAAATAAAAACTATAACGGATTATACGATCCGACAAAGTCAGGACACAGGGGGTCTCTTAAATGGATATATTCAAACTAAGCAAGGGTTTATGTCTCAATGGGGGAGATTTTCAGTTCCACCAGGAGCGGGGGTAACAGTACCACTCGCAATATCAGTCACGATCATAAGTGGTATTAATACCAACTGTACAACTGGAATGCACTTAACATATACTCCTAAGACGTCTTATACTCATGCTGCTCCAATTACAAGTTTTACTGTATCAACTGATAGTACCCTTACAGAAGAAATATTTTGGCGTGCAGAAGGTAGAGTTTAGGAAATATATAAGTTTTGGTGGAAAAACTAACAGTAACAAATTGGGGTGGAATTATGCGAAATATAAGTCAATTAAGTCAATCAAAAGATGAATTATATCGTAAGCTAGGTGAAACTATAAAGAGTACTACAAGATGTGCTGAACCTGGAATAATTCAAAGTTTTGATCCGGTAGCACAAACCGTAACAGTCCAACCGTGCCTGAGAGAAGAAATTACAAATCAAGATGGTTCAAAACAATGGGTCAATCTTCCTTTGTTATTAGATGTTCCTATAGTTATTCCAAGAGCTGGAGGGTATATGTTGACAATGCCAGTCAATATAGGGGATGAATGTCTTGTAATATTCGCAGATATGACAATTGACGCATGGTGGAGTTTAGGTGGAATTCAAAATCAGATAGAAAAAAGGCGGCATGATCTCTCAGACGGAATCGCCCTTTTAGGAATTTGGAGTCAGCCTAATGTAATACCAAATTATTCTACTAATAGTACACAATTAAGAAATTTAGATGGTACATCCTATATAGATTTAAAGCAAGATCAAATAGATATAGTTGCTACAACGGTCAATGTTAATGGAGATGGAGCAATTACTTATACTTGGATAAAATATGCTACAAGTGCAACAGGAACAGGAATAACCAGTTCTCCAATTGGGATGGCTTATATAGGTATAGCCTACAATAAGACAGTAGTTACGGAAAGTTCTATACCTACAGATTATTCATGGTCATTAATTCAAGGAGCAACAGGGGCAACAGGAGCAACTGGGTCAACCGGACCGATAGGAGTTCAGGGATTACAAGGAACAACAGGGAATACAGGGTTAACAGGAAATGATGGTTTAAATGGTGCTTCATCTTATACCCATATTGCTTATGCAACAAGTTTAGATGGCTCAATAGGATTTTCTACTTCCAATGGTTCAGGAGCAACTTATATAGGTCTGTACGTTGATGATATAGTTGTCGATAGTGAAACTCCTTCCATGTATGAATGGTCATTAATAGCAGGTGCAAATGGGGCTCAAGGTATTCAAGGTATAGACGGATTAAATGGATTACCAGCTTATTTACACATTGCTTATGCAACAAGTGTAGATGGTTCAGTAGGATTTGATACCGTTGTTTCAATTGGGAAGACTTACATTGGTCAGTATACAGACAGTACACTTGCAGACAGCGGAACTTACACTATGTACAAATGGAGTTTAATACAAGGGGCAACAGGTGCAATTGGGGTAAGTTTTAGAGCAAAGGGATTGTGGAATGGTACAACTGCTTATTTAAATAATTCAACTTACGTAGATATAGTTACTGATGGATTAAATAGTTATAGTTGCAAAGTTTCAAATACTAATGAAGCTTTATCAAACACAACTTATTGGACAATTTTATCTGCTCAAGGTGCAACTGGAATTCAAGGAATTGCAGGAGCAGTTGGGGCAAATGGGGCAATTACTTATACTTGGATTATGTACGGAACGAGTTCATTAGGTGCAGGAATAAATGGCAGTCCAGTTGGAATGGCTTACATGGGGATAGCCTATAATAAGTTGGCATCAACTGAAAGTGAAATTGCAACAGATTATTCATGGTCATTAATTCAAGGTGCAACAGGGAATACAGGGCTAACAGGAAGTACAGGTGCAACTGGTGCTACAGGAGCAACAGGTGTTGCAGGTCAAACTGGATTACAGGGATTACAAGGAACAACAGGAAGTACAGGATTAGCAGGAACAGATGGTGTAAATGGAGCTTCATCCTACACCCATATTGCTTATGCTACTAATTCGACTGGAAGTACAGGATTTTCAACAACTGATGGTTCAAGTGCAACATATATTGGAATGTATGTCGATAGTATAGTTGCAGATAGTAATACCGCCTCACTGTATACATGGTCATTAATTCAAGGTGCAAATGGTACTAATGGTATTGCGGGAACTAATGGAACTAATGGTACTAATGGAACACCTGCATATCTTCATATTGCTTATGCAACTTCTGCGGATGGTTCAGTAGGATTTGATACTGTTGTATCTTCTGGGAAAACTTATATAGGACAATATACAGATAGTACATTAGCAGATAGTCCTACTTACACAATGTATTCTTGGAGTTTAATACAAGGTGCATCGGGTACAAATGGTACAAATGGTACTAATGGTACAAACGGAAAAAGTTATGTTTTAAATCTAATTGGTGGGGTAAGAACAGTTGCCTATGACGCAAGTGGAGCAAATCCAGCCCCCGCACAATCGGCATTTACATGTAATTTGTATGAAAATGGAATATTAGTTACTCCTTTAACTTGGAGTTGGTCAGCTTCAGGAAATTTAAGTGGAACATCAACTACAAGTTCATTTACACCAACAGTTGCAGGAACATATGCAACAGGAAGCAACATGGTTTCCTTAACTGTAACTTATGCAGGTCAAACAATTATGGTTGCGGGTTCGATAGTAATAACAAAAGCACTTCCTACATTTATTACAGCTACTAAAATAACTCAAACTGAAATAGATAGCCCTGCAATTAATGGGGGTACTATAACTGGAAGTACTTTAACACTTGGTGGAGCTGCAAATGGCAACGGAAGTGAAATAATTAAAGATTCGGGTAACAATACAGTTGTTACAGTTGATAACACAGGAATTTTAGTTAATCAAGGAAACTACAGAGTCATTGAAGACACTGGTGCTCAAATAGTTTTAAGTTCTAAGTCCAATATCATGCATGATGCAGGATTTGAAAATTTAGTATTAACGGTAGGTTCATGGGATGCAGTTAACATGGATGGAGCAATGATTTCTACTGCATTTTGGACAATGGTTGGCTCTCCAAGACTTGTAAATAAACCATATGGCTCAGTTTTTGGTAGTCTAAGCGTAGCTGTTTCGAGTGCTAATAATGTGTGGGGCGAGAGTTATGCTTACTCAGTTACCGCAGGAAAAACTTACACTATGTCAGCCTTTGTAACGCCTCATTTTTATAGGAATACTGGTGGAAGTTCAGTCAATTACAGTATAAAAGTTGATGTGTATAACAGTGGTTTGACTGTAGCTTCAACGCAGACCTTCAACGGGAATGTATGCCCATCCTTTGTTACAAATACAAATGGTTCAAATGCAGTTAACAAGAATGCAACTATACGAGTTGTTGGTAGTTTTGTAACACCTATAGATGCATGGTATGTAAGGGTTACTTTAAGTTCTGGTAGTACTACACAATGGTGCGTTTATGATGGTATTCAGATTGTAGATGGTGCTTATCCGGTAACTTTCTATGCAGAGTTGGAGGATACACTTTATGGTTATTTAACTAGTGGATTTCCTACTAATACAAATATTTTGCAAAACCCTTGGATAGCACCAACGCTACTTAATGGATGGGTAAATTTGGGAGGTTCATATGCAACTGCGGGATATATGAAAGATAGTATGGGATTTGTTCATATAAAAGGTATGATTAAAAGTGGAGCAACTACACTAGGCACAGTACTATTCATCTTACCAGCAGGATATAGACCAGCTCAGACTACATACTTTATGGTTAATACCAATCCAGCAACGTGCATGATTTATATTGATTATGTTGGGAATGTTACTGTTGTTTCGGGAGCATCAGCATCAGATACACTAATAAGTACGTTACCATATATAGCGGAACTATAGGAGGTTGTTATGAGAAAAGTATTAAGAATAGATAGCAATGGGTTTTATATTGAAGATGTAATTTTACAAGATAGTAAGGCAATTCCTTCCGATTGTATAGAAATTATTTGCCCTGATGGTTTTTATAAACCTAAATGGGATGGTAATACATGGGTAGAAGGATTAACACAAGCTGAGATAGATGCAATTAAAAATGTTCCAGCACCAAAGACAGATACAGAAGTTATGCAAGATACAATAGACACCCTCACATCGAGTTTAAGTCAAACATCAGATGTGTTAAATTATATGATTGAAAACTATTAAGGGGGTAGAAGGAGATGACGAATCCGATGGCTTTATATGTATGTCAAGGAATAGAAGATGGTTCTTTAGATTACTTATTATTATTTAGTAATCCACACAATGCAAAGATCAAACCAGATGTTGATGGAATGTTAGTCGTAGATGGGAAACAAGCTTTAATCGTAGTAATACCAGTTTAATTCAATTTAATTCAATGGGCAAAGTAGACACTTGAAAAGGTGTTTTTTATTTTGCCCTTTTTTAATTCTAGTTATTGTGGATTCGGCACATAATGCGAGTTAATTGTATAAAAACAGCTGCTCTCGAAGAATAAATTCAAGAACAGCTAAATAGAATTTGTTGTTAAGACTTAGTCTTCATTTTTTCTTTCAGCATTTTTATAAGTTCTTTTTTAGTTTCACTATTAAAATTACCAAATAAAGCAGAGTAATCCATAGTTTGTTTAAGAATTAGTTTATTAGATTTTTGTATTAATTTTAGCAATAGTTCATCTTTATTCATTCCATCTTTGTTTAATTCAGCATAGTAATCTGCTAATTCTTTATTAAGAGAATCAGTTAGTGGTTCCATATAATTTGAGAGAGTGTCAAGAAAATCAGTTTGTAATTCTTTATCATATTTATTCATAGAATATCACTTCCTTTGTGTGATAACATTCTACAAAATAATGTAAAAACCTTTAAATATATACAAATGTAATGAATAAAATAAAGGGTATTTAATTAATTATGTAGAAATTTTAAGATGAAGAGGGGATGATTACATGTCAATTAATTACGAAATCAAAAAAGAGGCTCCTGACAACATTAACGATTTAGTTAAAATGGCAGGAGACAAAAACAACTGGAGAAAAAGACTTGAGGCAGTTAATGAATTAAAAAAGTGGGATTGTCAAAAATCAAGAGATGTTTTAACAAGATTAGCACTACATGAGTTAGTTCCTAAAGTTAAAGAGGAGGCACTTAGATCTACTCAACCATTTGGGATAACTAAGGGTGGAAAACCTTTAAGATTGAATCGTAAACCTAAAGGCAATTTGATTAAAGATATAAATAAGAAACTATATAAAGTTGCTGATGCACTAGAAGGAGACTTTGAAATAACTAAGTTTAAGGAAAAATTCCAAGAACTCTATTCTGAAGCATATGATGTATTTGATGGGAATAAAGGTAATAAACTTGACGAATGGATTTTAAATATTTTAAAAAGTAGACCAAAAATTATATAGATTATATAAAAGGCACTCACAAGGGTGCTTTTTTAATGCAAAAAATAAAAAAGTAGGAAGGCTTGCCCTCATGCAAATATACCTTCCTACGCATCTTGTGAGATAAATATAGCTTATCTTATTTATAAAATATTTACAATAGAAATATGTAAATATCTACAACAAATTAACAAATATACAATTCAGACACTCTTTTATAGGGTGTTATTTTTATATAGAAATTATTGAAAGGTGGTGATTTACATGGTTTCATGGTTTGGTTGGTGGTACATGTCAATATCAAGAATGCTTTAAGATCATAGCCTTTGAGCAAAAACTTGAAGGCTACCTAAAATAAAAAAAAGTGAGGCATTATGTCCTCCATAATATTATTTGATAGGAGGCGTAAAATATGGCAGAAGTGCATGTATGTATCATGGAAAATGAATTTAAACATATAGCAGAAGA